AATTTGTTTGTAATAATCGCCAGGAACTTCATTGGCAAAAATATAATCTAAATGCGTGGTTGTGTTTGGACATTTAATTTCAATCAATTTATCTTGGCCTAAAAGTCCGTCAGGTGAGCAACCTAGCCATTCAATATCAGGGTGCTTCCAAAATCCTGTTTGATCCACAAATTGACTTGTAAATGTTTCAAAAGCAATTCGAGCCATAGGTTCGGTTTGCACTCCCCACGCCATTGCATCGTTGGTAAAAGATTCTAATGGCTGCATAGTTAAACGTTCGGCCACTAATCGAGTTTTATATTTTTTACGACCAATGGCTTCACCTGAACGACCTATTGCCATTACATCTGCTATGTTGGAAGCTGAAACAAAACCCAATTTAGCCAACTTCCATTCATCACTACCCTGAATCAAATCAATACAATTATTAGCAATCATATTGTAGGCTCCAATTTATATTCAGCCACAATACAAATTTCTTTAAACTTATTCTTAACTTTTTTGTCGTTGGTTGTTATGTTGTAACCTTTTTTGCGTAATTTAAAAACACTATCAGCTAATCGATATATGCCTAATTTAGTCCAAGCTTTTAATGGATCAATCTTGCCATGCGTTTGTAAATATTTCGTTAAGCGTTCTTGCTGATTCATACTATGCCTCCAATTCATTTTTACGATCAGTTAAATAAGTCTTTAATTTTGCTAAAGACACCTTGTCAAACTTTGTTGAAGCTTCTTTATAAATACTCATTAATTCATCAACGGAATCTGCTTTGTTGATTTGTTTAATAACATTTTCAAGATCATCTTGACCCATAGGTTCAATTTGTGGCAAATCTTCGCCAGCGTAAATATAAAGACCTATGCCATGTAAAGCAATTGCTTTGGCTAAACATCGTTGCATAGCTGTATTAACTGCCATAGCGTCAGGATTTAATACCGCTTTATTCTTGTAATCTAATACAGGAAGTTGAGCTGTCATGGTTTTGCCAAAAGCTGTAACGGAACAAAATACCATTAAGGTATCGCCAAACTGTTTAGGTTCTTTATATTCCCAGGTGGCCATTGGATCGTTGCTTAATAATTGATCCACACTCCAGGCCCAAGAAAGGTAAGTTAGTGATCCCTTCTTTTCTGTATGCTCATTAACATTAATCTTTTTTAATTCATTAAAAGTAATCATCTACCGCTCCTTAATTGTTTTGCTAATTGAATGGCTTTTTTAAATTTAAAGCCTTTTGAATATAAAAAAATAACATCCCTAATATAGTTAATCATAGGAAATCCCCATGTGAATGACCCATGTCATACATTTCGTCAAAAGGGCCTTGATACACATTATTTTCTTGGAACTTTTTTTCTGTAATATCCATCGCTTTCTCAAACAAAGCATTACTTAATGATTTAGCAAAGATATTAACGCTTAACATATCGCCACGTTCATTAGCCCAATATATAGCTCTAATCGTGCTAGCTATTTGGTCTAGGTCTATTTGATTAATAATTTCCAACGGATCAGTATCTATTAAGTCTTGTGCGTATTCTTCGTGCATAGTCATATTAAGCTCCAAAGTGTTTAGAAAGGATTGGGAATAAAACATACAACCATAAAGCCATGTAAGCCAATGTGGCAGTAGCAAAGATGCAAGATTTGATAAAGTCGTGTTTCATAATTCCTCCATAAAATTAAAAACTGTGCTTGCATCATAACAAATTGTTAGGTAGAGTCAACACATATTTAACAAATTGTTAGATTATTTAAGAAAAGGGCAAAATAGATGAAAGATTGCGAAATTATCGAGTTTTACGGAGGTTCAAAGGCTTTGTGCAAGCTTTTAGGCCTGGAGGGTCAACATTCTGAAATAAGGGTGCATCAATGGAAAAAACGAGGGATTCCAGCGGCCATTAAGCTGAAATACCCTGAAATCTTCCTAAAACGCAAATTTAAAGAATAGAGGCTATATGCACTACTTTCAGCACAATATAGCTGATTACCGAAAAGACACCGCTCATTTAACTTTACTTGAGCATGGGGTTTATAGGCAACTGCTAGATCAATATTACCTAAACGAGAAACCTTTACCTTTAGATCAGGATAAATTAATGCGATTACTCTGTGCTAGGTCAGAAGGCGAAATAAGGGCAGTTTTAAGCGTTTTGGGCGACTTTTTTGAGAAAACGGAGCTAGGGTATATCCATAAACGATGTGACGCTGAAATCGAGGCATTTCAATTTAAACAGGTTAAGGCGGTTGCAGCAGCAAACAAAAGGTGGAATAATGCAGACGCATTGCAAACGCATAGCGAACCCAATGCTAACCATAAACCAATAACCATAAACCATAAACCATTAACCAATATAAAACCATTGTCCGATTTTGATACATTTTGGATTGAATATCCTAAAAAAGTAGGTAAAGAAGCAGCTAGAAAAGCCTGGTTAAAAAATAAGCCTGATTTAGATACAGTTCTTAATTCACTTAAATGGCAAAAGGTTAGTCCGCAATGGTTTAAAAACAATGGCCTTTATATACCCAATCCTAGCACTTGGATAAACCAACATCGGTGGGAAGATGAGAAACCAAACGAAGGGAGTCCGTTTTGATAGAAACAATTGAGGAAATGAAAGCATTTAAATCTATGCTTAACAGTTTGACATCTATTTACTCAAGACCTGAACTTGATCGTGAAACTTTAAGAGTTTGGTGGATGAAACTTGATGACTATGATTTTAATGTAGTAAGCAAGGCTTTTGATAGTTGGGTTGATAAGAATAAATTTATGCCAACAATATTTGACATAGTTTCTTTATGCAAATTATCCAAGCCAAAAGAATATATAAAAATGCTTCCTAAAAATCCTACGCCTTACGAAATTTTACATAACAAAGAAAAAGCAAAAGAACTTATATCTAAAGTTGTATTAAAACCAACTGATCCCAAAGCCTGGGCTAAAAGAATATTAGAGCGTCAAGCAAAAGGTGAATATAGATTTGAACTTGGTGTTAAGTTTGCGAAAGAAGCATTAAGAGTTAAATGAGCTGTGAATATTGTAATGAAAATCGTGGTCGTTTTAATTTTAATAACGAGTGTTGTTGGGTGCGCTGGCTACGACGTGCTTATAAACCACACGCAAAGGCTATGCTTGAACGGTATCAAACCAAACATGGCAGATCATCAATGTTAGAACTTATCAGAAAGGTAAAACATGAAACGCTTTAGTGTAATCATTGAAGTTGAAATAGACGAAAAGAAATATAATGAAGTTGAGTCATGGGGTGTAGAGCCTTCTGATTATGTCAATTCTGTTATTTCAGATCATGCAAAAGACAGAGGCTTTCTTATGAAAACTTCTGTAACGGAAGTTGAACGTAGCCTATACAATAGATTACGAATTGCAGCCGATGATTTTATTGGCAAAGATGCAATTGCAGATATTGAAGAAGCTGCATTAGCAAACGCAAGATGTATTCATGGAAAGTGTGAGGATTAACATGGATTTTACTTATGCTGTAATGGATTGTGGCGATATGATTAGAAAATATCGTTGGTCTAGCAAAGAAGCTAAATGGTATCAAGACACGCATAAAGATATTCAAGTAATACGTTTACCTAAAGCACCAAAAGAAAATGTATTTGATTTAATTAAAGCAGAACCTTTATTTTAGGAGGTGTTATGGCACACGAAGCAGGAAAAGGCGATATGTATAGATCAGTCGATCAAAAAAAGTTTGATGAAAACTTTGAGCGCATATTTGGAGTTAAAGAAAAGAAAGTTGACTTTGAATATGAATTACATCCATCAACAGGTGAGGTTATAAAAAAATATGTTACTAAATAGTTTTTATGGAATTAATCTTCCTATTACCACAAAAGATATTGAGTTTGTAGAAAAAAGAAATATTAAAGTTCAAGAATTAAAAAGACAAATCGGTAATAAATATATATTATCTAATGTCATATCAATTCACAACAGAGGAGAGAAGCATGGCATCAGTAAATAAAGTAATCGTATTAGGCAATCTTGGTAAAGACCCTGATTTAAGACATTTACCAAACGGTGACGCAGTTTGTAATTTTAGTTTAGCGACAACTGAATCATGGAAAAACAAAGACGGAACTAAACAAGACAAAACCGAGTGGCATAACATTGTAATATATCGAAAGCTTGCAGAGATAGCAGGTGAATATTTAAAAAAAGGCCGCCCTGTGTATATTGAAGGCAGACTTCAAACTCGTAAATGGCAAGACAAAGAAGGAAAGGATCGCTACACAACGGAAATCGTTGCAGATGAAATGCAAATGTTAGGCAGTCGTGAAGAAGCTAAAGAAGTTTCTAAAACACTTGTTTCAGCTAACTTTGATGACATGGAATCTGACATCCCTTTTTAACTATGCAAGATGATTTTGACAGAGCCAGCGATTTAGAACAACACGATAGAGATGAAGTTATTAAATATATTAGAGATCATCAAAAAACTATTGAATCAAACGGCTCTTGTCTAAATTGTCAATCACCTTCTATTAAACGCTTTTGCGATATAGATTGTCGCAATGATTACGAGAAAAGATATGTCAGACCCATTTAAAATTATAGAACCTACAGTTATTAGTTTTAGTGGAGGTCGAACTTCTGCATATATGCTTTGGCGTGTATTGCAATCAAATAATGGTTTGCCTGATGAAGCTATTGTATGTTTTGCTAATACAGGAAAAGAAGAAGAAGCTACATTAAAATTTGTAAATGATTGTTCAGTTAATTGGAATGTTCCTATTCATTGGGTTGAATATTTACCTGATGATCCTAAATTTAAAAAAGTTACCTTTGAAACTGCTAGTCGTAATGGTGAACCTTTTGAAGCTGTAATTAGACATAAAAAATATTTGCCTAATCCTGTTACTAGATATTGTTCTATAGAGCTTAAAATTAGAACTATAAGCAAATATTGTAAGTCATTAGGGCTTGATGTTGGTGAAAATGATGCTTGGGTAGGTATTAGAGCGGATGAACCTAGACGTGCAGCTAAAATATCTAGGGATAGAGTGCCATTAGTATCAGCTCAAATTACCAAAGAAATGATAGGTGAATTTTGGGCTAATAATGATTTTGATTTAGGATTGTCAAATAATAACGGAGTTACGCCAAATGGAAACTGTGATTTATGTTTTCTAAAATCAAAAATACCTAGTTTAATTAAAGAAAAGCCTGATAAAGCTATTTGGTGGATAAACATGGAAAATTTAGCTAATGATATATCCACAATGGAATCAGGAAAAAGATTTCGTTTAGATAAGCCTTCTTACAAACAAATACATAAATTTGTTACAGATCAAACAGAATTATTTGATTTATTTGATGAAGGTGAAAATATACCTTGTTTTTGTGGAGATTAAATTGAGAACAGAATACTTAGCTAAAACTATTCGTCTTGTTGGAAAAACACAAATAGATACAGCAATCAATGCAATACAAAATGCACCAATAGATACAGAACGGCCACTTGAAGTTATTATTCGTGAAGAACAAAAAGGCAGATCATTAAGTGCAAACGCTTTAATGTGGGCAGGCCCATTAAACGACATAGCTACACAAGCATGGGTTCATGGCAGACAATATTCAGCTTTAATATGGCATGAATACTTTAAAGAAAAATTCTTACCTGATTTTCCTGATCCTAAACAAGTTAAAGAAGGCTATAAGAAATACGAAGAAACGCCTGACGGCAGACGAGTGTTAGTTGGATCAACTCAAAAGCTAACCAAACATGGATTTAATTTATACATGGAACAAATATACGCCTACGGTTCAGAATTAGGAGTAAGATTTAGTGAAACCGAAGAAGTGTAAGGTTTGCAAAGTAGAATTTACACCAACTAAACCATTGCAACAAGTTTGTGGTTGGGAATGTGCAATAGAATTGTCAAAGAATAAAAGAATTAAAATTGTTAAAAAAGAAATTAAAGAAGCAAAATTAAAACTAAAAAGCCGATCCGATTGGTTAAAAGACACACAAGTAGTATTCAATAAATATATTAGGTTAAGGGATCAAGATGACGGTTGTATTAGTTGTGGGTCAAAGAGTGCCTACGCATATCATGCAGGCCATTACAGAAGCATTGGAAGTGCAGGACACCTTCGATTTAACGAGCTTAACTGTCACCGACAATGCTC